CCGTCATCTGATTTTTTATGAAGTCTAATTGGATTAGGTACTCTTGTTAGTTCTCTTGTATCTGTATCGAATATGTGAAAACCTTTTGGACATTTATAATCTGACCAAGTAATCTCATATTGAGAGCCACAATAATATATTTGACCATCATCTGATTTCTTATGAAAGTGACCAGAGATAACTTTTTCAAATCGTTTAAACATTGACTTATCTAAACCTTGATTATTAAAAGCACCATTGTGCATTTCAAAACCTTTTATCTCTAAATGACCCATCGCAACTTGGGCTTTAGTTGTGTCTATTTCTTTTATAGAGTGTTCGTAATTTTCATCACATATCCAAGGTATAAAAAGAATATCAAGTCCACCAAGATTTACAGTTTTTGCTTTATCGTATATCCAAGGTTCGTGTTTACCATCATACGTTGTACATAGTTCTGTAATGGCGTTTACTTCGTTTGTGTTCTTATAGTAAGTATCGTGGTTACCCAATATGATATGAGTATCTATACCTTCTTCCCATAACCTTTTCATAAACTTTTGTCTAAAGGTGTGTGCTGTTTTAAAGTTGATAAATTTTCTTCTATCAACCACATCACCTAAATGAACAAATGTTTTTATGTTATGTTCTTTTAGATAGGGAAAAAATACTTCATTATAGAAACGCATAAAGTAATCCAAAAATGCTGGACTATCGTTCCTTGCACCGAAGTGTGTGTCATTCAATAATGCTATTTTCATAATTAACCAAAGAAGTGTAGAGAAGTTTTATTTACCTTTTTTTTCTTTTTAACTTTAGTAACCTTTTTAACTGGTTCTTCCATTCTTACATTTTTTTGTAAAAATTCTCTAAACTGATTTTTAAATTCGCTATCATCACCTGGTTGAAGAGCTACATCATCATAGTTATTATCCATAATTAACTTATGTTTGATTGTAGTTTGTTTCTTTTCTTTTTGTATTCTTCTTACAAATGCGTAATAGATAATTTGTGTAAAGTAAGCAAAAGGATTACTTGATTTTGCTGGATTGAAGTTATCCAAATATTGTAAACAGTTTTCAATACCATCACTAATCATATCATCTCTAAATGTATAGTTGATAAAATTAGGTCTATAAGATAAGTGATTTGCAATCTTTAAAAAACAACTACCAATGTAATCAGTCACTGGTGGCTTTTCTCGTTTTTCTCTTTTCGCTTTATTTACTTCTTTTTTATAGGCCTTCATTGCCTCTAAAAATTCTTTGTTATTTACGTAATGTTCTTTTCTTGCTGCCATAATTATAATATACTATATTCCTTTCAAAAAGTCAATGTTTTAAGCCTAATTAATCCAAAATTAATTCTACTACTACAGCTTCTGCCTTACCATAGTTTTCATACTTTTCATTATAGTGTTTCCAGATTCTTTTTTCGAGTGTTTTTTGAGTGCCTTTAAATGGGTAGGTAAGTTCACAATATTTCTTCCAGTTATCAGTATTATAAGTCACTTTTATTATCCATTCACTTTTTTCCATATCTTTTCAAATCAGCGTTGACTTTTACAAAATTTAGTATATAATGAAGCGTGTTGAGCGTTAATAGAGGATACTATAAGCTAGTGTAGAGTCTTATTAGGAATAGTATAGTTCTCATCTTCTTCATCAAATATCTCGTTTATTTCAGCATTGGTTTCATCAGATAGCCGTGTTCTTTCATACTGGTTGTCTTTTACAACCTTTTCTTCTTTATCGTAACTTTCTAATAAATGAAAATAACTAGTTTGCATAGAGCCGTTGGCGTTTGTAATAGTCATTATCTTATTTTTTGGAATAGTTATAATTGGATCACTTGTATATGGTGACCACTTAATTAAAGCCACATAATCTTTTATACCTTGTGGAGTAAGTTGTGGAACATACTTAACTTGTAATGGTTTTGATAAACGAATCAAGGGAGATTTATCTCCTAGTTGTTCTTTAGGAAATGAACAAACAATATCATCACCATTAATAAGTTTGATTATTTTTACTGGGTTAGCTTCTTTTGTCATTTGTTAACTCCACGTTATGAATTTCGTAATTAAAGTCTTCTTCATTGTATATATTTATTCTTTCTTTAAAGTGTTGTAATGTATAGTTCGTCTTATCTTTGTATGATATATCATCAGCAATATCATATAAAGTTGCAGATGAGTTGTTATCTTTTAACCTAAGGCCACGACCAATAGATTGTAAATTTCTAATACGAGATTTGCTAGGGCTAGCGAAAATAATGTTGTGAAGATTCCTAATATTAATGCCAGTGGAAAAGACACCATAACTAGCAATAATAATAGCATTATCGGATTTTTCTGTAATAGCTCTAATATCTTCTCTAACATCGGCTTCTACTCCTCCGTGTACATAAAACACTTTTCTATTCTGTGCTTTTTCTTCGATTAGTTCTTTAAGAATCTCACCGTGCTTTTCAACGTACTGAAATAAACATAAAGAATTGCCTTGTAATGAAAGACATAGATTCCTTATATATTTATTTCTTTTTTCATTAGAAACCAAATAATCCATTTCTTCTTGGTACGATTTATCTTTTAAAAAATGTCGAGCAGTTTGATCGTGTTGTAACACTAAACACATAATTTTTAAATCGGCTAGTTGTTTCTTTTGTTGAAGTTCACTTGTAGATACCACTTTATTGACTGTACCAAACAAACCTTCTAATACTAACTTATGTGTTTTTGTGCCATCTAAAGTTCCTGTCAAACCTATTCTGTATTTACATTTTTCCAATTTAGTCAATAGTTTAGTTAATGAAACAGCTTTAAACAAGTGTGCCTCATCACCAATAATCATACCAAATTTTTCAAACCACTTTTTAGGCAAATTATAAACAGATTGCCAAGTGGATATTATAACTCTTTTGTTTGTTTCTTTTTCGTGGCCAGAATATATCTTATGTACGTTTCTTTCACTATTATAACCATAGTCCTTAAAGTCTTTAAATAGTTGTTCTACAAGCGATGTAGTGGGTACTATAATAAGGATTTTGTCTTGTTTAGTATCTTTCAATCGTAATAGGTTAAATATCAACATAAGATAGATTATAAGAGATTTACCAGATGCTGTAGGCGATATGAGTAAACATCTATCTTTTTGTACTGAATACTTAAAAGCTTCTCTTTGATAATCTCTTACTTCAAATGGTAACTTTAAAGCTTTAATTAGATTATCTAGTTTTGTATCATCAACGTTTGTATCTTTAATTTTAGTTCCGTCAACAACTTGTACTTTATTGTCTTCACACCATTTCTTAATATATGGATATAAACCAGCATAAATTTTACCACTGGCATAATTAAATAGTCTTATCTTTCCATCCCAAACTCTATTTCGATATTGAGGCATAAACTTAAAACCAGGTACTTCAAATGTAAAAAACTCTCCAAGTTCTCTACGAATATCAGCATCTGCTTCTATTTTAAGATAGACTTCGTTTACTTTATCTATAATTAAATATCTGGTAGTTGTCATTACGCAAATGGTTTTCCTAATATCCAACCGACTAAAACTTTTCTAACACCAGATGTTACTTCGTGTACTTTATGCCACATATGAGATGGGAAAACTATTATTGAACCTTGTTTTAGAAAATGTGATGTTGATATATTTTTTAGACTAATAGGGTGTGGGGAACATAATTCAAATAAACCGCCTTCATAATTATTATTTAAACAAATAGTAAAACTTAATTTTCTTATTAGTTTATTTCTATATGGTTTACGGTGACTATCTATATGCCAATCATAATAGTTATTTACACCATAAACTGTATATTGTAAAGGCTCAAACTCTCTTAACAGAAAGTTCCATTTTGTTTCTTCGTTTATTTTATTGACAACTTTTGTAATCTCACTTTCAATATCTTTATCTTGTATAAATGTGACTTGTGATTTACGATTGACTTGACTGCCATCTTGTATCTTTGCTTTTTCAAGTTTCTTTTTATAACCAATGTTTACAATATTATCACAAAAAGATTTTGAGAATGCTTGTTCTTTAATAAAATGTGTTGGGTCTAAAAACATTAAATGGCACCACTAGTAAACTTCCTCCAGTCAATAGCATTTTTGATTTGAAAACCACGATTTGATATTTGTTTAATTGTTCTATCTAAAAAATCTACGACTGTTTGTATGTAATCTACTTTTTGTTTATATTTGGCAAGTTCAGGATCAGAATCTAAATACTTGTCAACATCAGTTT